CAAAATCTGAAGGTTCTAGCTTTATCAAGGTGACCCTCCCCTTATTAGGGAAGGCCCTCGACCGAGGCTTGATAGTCGGACGGTTTTCTTGTCCGTCAAACTTCGCCCTCAAGAAAGGAACACGTCTCCCTCGATTTTGCTATTCTGTCTTTCGACAGATATATAGTGATTCGGCGGAGCTCATGAGCGATCCTAATGTGGTCGCCATACACCATCTGCGTCAGGTCCTACTTCTCGATTCTAAGCTCAATTTTGAGCCAGGACCGAAGATGCGGACTGATGCAATACAGGGCTTTAGCGATAGGATGCGTACCCTTCGAACGGTACGAATACCCGTTAATCACCCCGTATTACGTGAGGCTCAACGCCTCCTTGGATTCGCCCTAAAAGGCCTAGACCTTACTGACATACTACCAGGACATGGTCCTGGAAGCGTTAGTGAGAAAATAGACCGATTTCAGCGGTGGGATTTCCCCTCTTGGCCCTCTAGGGCTGAGAAGGAATACCCCCATTTGGTGTATGGAGCTCCCTCTATTCGGTTCCTTATGGACCTAAAGAAACGGGTTCCCCGCGTGGCTTCGCAGCCCACGAGGATTTGCCTGGTTCCTAAGGATTTTAAGGGACCGCGTCTTATCTCTGCCGAGGGGTATGTTAATCAATACCTACAGCAGGGACAGATGCGGGCGATGATGCAGTACATTGATAACCATTGGCTTCTAAGCCGCAGCATTAAGTTAAAGGATCAAACCTTTAACCGTGCCATGGCTAGACTGTCTTGGTTCAATGATTCGGCAACACTGGACTTGTCCAATGCTTCCGACACTGTATCGGTTCCTCTTGTATGGTACCTCTTATCGAGGGTTCCAAAATTGAGGAGGCAACTCTTCGCAACGAGATCTGAATACGCCCGTTCTGGGCATAATCTTATCAAAATTGCGGCGTTTGCTCCGATGGGATCAGCAACTTGCTTTCCCGTCGAGACCTTAGTTTTCTGGAGTCTAGCAATAGCCTCCGTGAAACTAAATCGACCTACATCTGTGGGTTACTCAGTCCCAGCTAACAGAGATGTTAGCGTGAACAGAATGACCCATCAGTCGTGGAGGGAGA